ATATTCTAACACCAGCGGTCTTCATCTTACCGTAAATGACTTGGTGGTCTAAGGCTGAACCTGTCTGTGTTACACTATAACCTCTGTTAGACTTACCATTACCTGCACCAAAACCACCAAGGTCTTTAGGCTTAGGTGCCAAGGCACTCATAAGGATGCCTAAGCCAGCGTGTACCATAAAGGCAGAGGTAAATGCAGTACTAAGTCCAAAAGCACCCGACCCAAAAAGTGCGGCGGCACCTCCACCAGTGGCTACAACAGCAGCAGCAGTAATGGCCCCAATAACAACAGCCTTGAAGATACCTTTAAAACTAAGACCCATTCGTATTCTTCCTAACTAGCAGTTCTGCCCCAAACAATTTCTTTATCTTGTAGGTCTTCGATAAAGTCTAATCCAAGGTCTCCGGGATATACTGACTTCTGATAAGCAGAAGTATACCTAGCAAGCCTTGGTCTCTCTAGGTCTATTAGTTTGTTCTCTACAGTTAGTTCTATAGTAGCTGTATCAGGGGATTCCTGTATGTTCATCTGATCCATGTAACCAGAGAACACTTGGGTTAGGGCTGTAGTGTCTGAGGTAATACCAAAGTAGATGTTACACACTCTGCCTTGATATGGCTGTGTAATGGCTAGTGAAACTACCTCAGAGGTCATACCACTAAGGGTAATAGTTGCACCCCTAACAGATAAGTCAGATGCCTCTTGTACCTCAGATATGTCTAGTAAGTTACCTGAACCTGTCCAAGTATGCCCTCCGTAGGAAAGGTCTCCAACCCCTGTCCACAACCTAATCTCGTCAGGACTGTCAAACAAGAGTTCTACAGCAAAGAAGGGGGAGATTACATCATCGTCTAGGGCATTAAGTACTACCGAGGGAATAGTCCTAGTCATTATGTTATCACCTCTACAGCCTCAAAGGAAATACCATAAGAGTTGCTGTTACCTATCTGCCAATCTTGCACATTACTTGTTAACCTAAAGACACCCTTAGCGTTGTCTACAGTTACAGCAGCACCAGAGTAAGTGTCCTTGAGGTTAGGCCATATATCCACCGATCCCGTAGCTGATACATCTGCTAGGACTTTATGTAGCTTAGATGTACTAGCTGTTCCCAGTTGTATGTAGTCACCAGCTTTAAGGGTTGTCCCATCTGAGATAGTAATAGTTACAGAGGAATCACCAGCAGTACCCGTAGCTGTAAGTGAACTGTTAGTAGCTGTACCTCTAGGCTCTGTGCAGTTAGGATCTCCTAAGAGAAAGGTATGTACTGGACCCTGTAACGACAACAAGAAAGCTACCCAAGGCTCACCTAAGTCTCTCCTGACAGGTGGTATAGTTACAGAGGCTTTCCATGCTTGACCTGTGTGTTGTACTATCTGTTGTTTATAAGTGAAAGGAGACTCAGAGGTGGCAACAGCGTTCATAGCACTAAGAGTTATTTGTGCAAAGCCTATATCAGTTGGTGCAGTCTTTAGTGCCATGAGGTTTCCTTACCCAAATGCCTGTTTCATCTGACCACCCCTACGACGATCATCTAGTATTTGCTTCTTAGTCATGTTAGCGATAGCTGGTGCTTGTTGTGCTATGATCTTCTTAACACTCTCGTCACCATTAGCAGTAAAGTTAAAATTCTGATGGATGATAACGTCACCAGCACCACCCTCTGCTTGTACACCTAGCTTACCATCTTTACCCCTTTTCAAAGGCATGATAGCTTCTGGGCCAGCTTCTCCCATTAGCCCTGTTCCACCGCCCATCATTGGGAACTCCGTAGGTCTACTTACAACACCACCATCAGCGAAGGGTCTAATTTGTGGCCTAACTGAACTTTGCATAGGTCCACTTACACTATTAGTACTTACACCAGCACCCATGTACCCAGTAATTGCACTAGAGATTAAGCCAGTAATTTGTTTGACAACATAGATTTGATACAACTCAGCAATTATAGCCCTAGCCATATCTTTAAAGGCATCAGAGACACTCTTAGTACCATCTACTATAGAGGTAAGTGCATCGCCCATACTGTTAGCTATAGTGTCTGCTAAGTCTTTCTGTGCTTGTCTCTGTTCCTCAAATACCTTAGTTAACTCTTCCTCTTTAGCTACCTTCTCGGCTAGTGTACGAAGGTCTTCCTCTTTAGCTTTTTTATCAGCGTCCCTATTCTGGAACTGAAGTTGCATAAAGATTTCTTGTTCCCGGCGAGACTGACCCTCTAATCCAAACAAAGCCTCACTTAACTCTATCTGTCTTTCCAGAGCCTTGATTGGGCCTTCCATAGTTGTTGGTTTTGCGCCTTTTGGACCTTCTTTATCTGAATCCTTATATATCTTTACCGCGCCTTCTATCTGCCCCATGTTAACACCGTATGGTGACTTAGACAGACTTAAGTTAGCGTAGAAGGTGGCTAACCTATCTGCTTCTGCATCTTGCAGTTCTTTTCTCTTTTTATATATCTCAACAGCGGCATCTAACTCTGCTTTCTTCTGGGCGGCTGTTAGGTCAGCTTGATGTTCGTACCCCTCAAGCATTAGTTTTTCTGCTATTTCCTCGTACTCTTTTTCCTTCTTAAGCCTGTCTTTATATATCTTTACGGCTTCCGCTATTTCTCTGTCCTTTTGTGCAGCAATTAGATTAGACTGATGTTCGTAACGAGCCAACATTAAATCTGTAGCAGCGTCCTCTATATCAGTCTCTTTCTTTATACGTTCTTTGTATATCCTAACTGCTTCTTCCAGTTCTGCATCTGCTATATTCTTCGCCGCTCTATACCTTATGTTAGCAGCTTCTATAAAGGCATCTCTCCTAGCTTCTTCAACCCTTGCATTTGCTTTTTCTTCTGCTTCTACAGTCTTAAGCAACAAGTTTCTGGCCTCTGTGACTTTAGTAAAGAACTCTTGTTGCTGGTCAGTCATATCTTCGTATGTTCCACCAACAGTTTTAGTGAACTTTGATATTTTATTTAATACTTCTAGTTGCGCCTCAACACCCTCTGCCTTTTCAAGTTTTATGAGCATATCGGCAAATTGGGCTGCCAAAAGTCTACCACCCTTTGCAGTACCCATTTTACCCAACATCCGCTTTATCATGGGAAACATCTCAGCTATAACATCTTGCTGCACTGTTTGTAGTCTACCAGATTTACTAATGCTTGTAAGTGCCTCAGGAGAGAGGGGGCCAAGTGCAGATACAGCCTGTACAGACTCTTGTATCTTCACCCTTGAAATTTCAAGCATAGTCTCTAAGACACCTTTAGCAGTCTCCCCAAAGGCTCCAAACTTAGTATTTAGATCGTCTGTGGAGATACTTGCACTTTCCATGTTAGATGAGTAATCACCAACAGCAGTGGATAAGTCAGACATTATTTCTTCTAAATTCTTAGTCGGAGTCTTAGTACGCATAAATGCAGCACCAAGGGCAGTAACTAAAGGTATACCAATACCAAGAGCCGTGGATATGCCAATAGCCGCCATAGCAGTTAATCCAAGCTGTGTAGCAACTAGGGGTAAAATACCTACAAGCTGCGTTGCCTGTTGACCAAACGCTACTAAGGGGTTAGTGCCAGATTGAACCTGTACCAAGAAGTCACCCACTTGATAGCCTGTTTGTTGTACAGCGACACCAAGCTGGTTAGTACCACGCCGTGCTTGTGCTGAGTACTCCGAAAATATGCCTGTGCCTTGTTTATACTCTGCGTTTAATCTATCTACAGCAGTAGTTTGTTGGTTTATACTAATTACACCTAGTTTATGCGCTTGGTTAATTTCATTTAAAGCTGTCTCGTATTGTTTACTAGCAGCATAGAGGGGTTTGTACTTTGCTCTAAGCCTTTCAAGAGACGCTTCTTGTCTTACCTGCTCTTTTAGAGAGTTAGTCCGACTTTGGTTTTCTCTTTCAGCCTCTGCCCTAACTTGCTTGTATAGCTTTACTTCTTCTTTTTTATGGGCTACCTCTATTTTTTTCTGGTTAGCCAAAGCCTTAGAAATCTTAATTTCTTCTTGGACAGCATTAGCCATCTTTCTTACATCGGCTGTGGCTTTTTGAGAACTTGTGCTGTATTCTTGGTAGCCCCTCTTTATTTCTAAAAGGGATTGGTTGTAGGCTTTATTGGTAATCTTACCAGCATTAAGGGCTTTGACTGTATTCGTTATCTGCTTCTCAAACTTCTTAGTAGCGGTGATAGCAGAGTTTACCTCTTTAATATCAGCACTAACCTTAAGTTGGATTTCATCAGCCATTGTTTACCCTCATATAAACTCCGTCAAGCCTCTTAACCGCTTCTACTTCCCAAGCTGTCATAGGCGTGTCAGTTAGTTCTTTCCATGCTTTTATTTGTTCGTATGTTATCGGGTTAGGGCCACTAAAGCCACCAGTTCTTGAGTTGCTTAACGCAATAAAGGCAGACCAGATATGAGCCACAAGAGTTGGGAAGTCGGGTCCATCCAATTCTTTAAGTTCTAATCCTGTCTGCCTTTGTACTTGTTCCAAGTGTTCTCTCTCGGTGGTTCCAGATTCATCACGCTGATTAAGTTTGAAGTTAAATTCAGCAAACTCAACTAGGTCATTAATCAGCCCTTGGTAAAATCCAGCGAGTCAGCTACAGCCTCCTCAATCTGATCTTTAATCCAAAACACTTGTTCGTAAATCTCTTTGGCTGTATCAGCAGAGTACTTAGGCTTCTTACCATCATATGTGATATTCCAAGACTTAGTTGCCTTGACTAACACTTCTAGGGTAGCCTCTTCAATACTCTCAGCCGTAATATCGACCTTCTTCTTTCCTTGGGCTTGCTTAAGCCGTTTGTTAGTTTGATGATGCAAAATACCCTTGTACTCTTTAGAGTGGGGTGCATACATAGTAATTGTCATTTCTGACTTGTCATCGTTAGTCAGAGGTTCCAGTGTTGTAGGGTGTACGATAGTAACGTCTACAGTGTCACTAGTAGGTGTTAAGTTCTTTAAGTCCATTGTCAGGTTCCTGTCAGGGTTAGTCGGGTAGATTTAAATGGGGAGCATCAGACCCGACACCAATGCCCCCCGCCCTAGCTAGGGATTAGGATGTACGAGTAATCTGAAAGTTTGTTGCAGTTACGGTGTCGTACAAGGCTGTGAAACTTAGGCTAATCATACGACTAGTTGGGCCATCTACACCTACATCGGCAGAGTTGATCTTAACTCTTGGGAATAGGAATGTATAAGGGTTAGCGGCTGTCGGGTCATCTACCGACACCTCAATAGCTGACTCTGTTTCGTTAAGGAAACGATTAATCAAAGAGTCATCCTGAAAGTATGCGGAGAACGAGCCAGTGACTTCTGCGCGTCCAACCTCAAGTGCTGGGGTCTCACTGTCACCCACGACAAAGGTAGGTGCAAACGAGTTGGATACAGTAAAGTCAATCTGGGTGATGATAGGCGCAGAAGTAAGAGTACCCCCTGAGTTGCCAATTTTAAGGTCTCCTGAGTAGGAGTCAAAAGGGGAGTTAGTCGAAGCAGCAGTTACCGTGACAGCTTCAGCGGCACTCATAGACATGCCCTTGCCTACCATGCCAAATGTAGTTGTGATCATCTGGTTAGGGGCAATGGAGAAACCCATAGTGGAAACAGTTTGACCAGAGAACAGACGAGCCTGATCAATGTCAGCAGAGTAGTCCTGTATAGAAAAATACTTAGGGGTTGTGCCAACTTTTATTACGTCAGCGGCCCAAGTACTAAGCATGGCAGACTCAATAAAGGGGTCGAAATCACCTTTACGAAGGTCAACTACGATGTCACCAGCAGATTGTTTGTTACCGTGACGTTCATGGCGAGGCATACGGTCAGATTGAATATCAGTACCAGCAACCAAATCTTTAGTTAGGTTTAACCCGTGTGAAGTAAACGGTAGGTTAATGTAAGTCTCTGTTGCTGGGGCGGGGGAGACCCCGAAAGTAGATTCCACGGCATAGGCCAAGCTAGATCGTGAACCCTGTGCGAAGGTAGGCATGTGTTATTCTCCTAGTGAGCAAGGCTTACGCCTCTAATTAGTGATATATGTACCAGCCGATATTAATCGGTATGTAGTACCAAGGGGTATCTAAGAAACCTTGTTGTCTTTCGGCGTAGTCTATAGATACGTTAAAGTTGTTTAGTGATACGTCTGTGGCAGCTTCAAAGTTTTCTATAACTGTGTTAGCGATACCATCAGCAGTTGCGGGACCATTACCTTCTGGGCAGTACACTGTGACTGAATAGATGCCACCATAACGCTGAGAAGGGTTTAAGCCTCTTACAGCAGGAGTACGGGTAACAGGGATATACATAGACTTAATGAAGCTAGTACCAGTTGTGGGGTCGTAGGGTACATTGTCAAAAGCTATTGTAGGTATACCAGAGATACCAGCTAACTTGCTTTCCAAAGCGGCCCTAATGTCTGAATGAATACTAGCCAAGGAGGAACCTCACTTTTGCAAATACTTTATAGGCGGGGGTTTTACCTAAACCGTCTTCTACTATACGAGAATGTTTAGACCTATTCCTAAGTACAAAACCATCAATTAACCCTTTTCCAAGGGCTTCTATATCTGCGTACAGGTTGTCCCTAGCTAAATCTCTGTGGGCTTGCGGATTAGTAGACTTCTTCCTAGCACCCTGTAGCTTCATACGACCACCGCCAGCACCTCTAGGCTTAATGGAAAAGGATTCTACATATGCACCAGAGTAAACAGGAGATATGTCTTGTCTTACAACAGTGTCAGCTATCTGTTTAGCCTTAGCTTTAACTTGCCTAGAAGCAACCTTGTTAATCTTTTCTTCTATAGACTTAAAGGTTGCTTGGGTAGCTGGTGGTAGGTTAGCCATTATTCCCTCACATCACAGATGTAGCATAGTGCAACGCCACTAGAGAAGATAGTAACAACAGACCGAATACTAACTGTGTCTCCATTACCTGTTATCTGGTCCTCATCATCTGGTCCTACAGCTAGGCTAGAAGCGGAAATAAGGCACTTACGAGTACCTCTGCGTATCTCATCAATGTTACCAGCTATACCATTATCATAGTTGTAGAAGTAGCCAGTAAAGGGATAGTCAGTAGTAGCTGATCCAGTGATAGTACCATTAGCAGGATTGTAAGTGCCAGAGGTAGTCACCTTCTTAAGTGTAAGAGGTTCACCAAACCTATTAACTAAGTTCAGTAAGTCATATGATCTAAACGACATGTTAACCTACCTTAGTCATACGATGAGTTGTAGTCTTCACCACTATAGCTTGGTGGGTTCTTAAATCTGTCCCTACGGAAAGAAGGCTTGATACGGTCTGTGTTATCTCTGACAGCATCTACAGCGGTCTTAGAGATACCACCAGCGTAGATACCTATGTTACCACCAGCAGTCTTAGCCTGATACTCTAAGGTGTCTGCTAAGGTCAGGTATTGCTTAGATAGATCAGAGTAGTTAGCACTCAAGGCACCGTCTAACTCTGTTGTTACTTGACGGGAATACTTAGAGGATATAGTTCTGGCGCACCAACTAGCAGTGTGGTAAATGGAGTTATTATTCTGCCCCAAACCAAAGGTTATCTCTTCGTCTTCTAACTGACGGTCACTAGTATCAGTATCACCTACTAATAGCCTAACAGAGTTAAGACGTTGGGCTGCATCTGCCGTTCCAAGATTTGTTGGGTCATATGTCCACCCCATCGTCTACTCCTGCTTTAGTCTTCTAAAATACCGTCTCTTATTTCAAAGAACTTATCTTCGATCCATCTGTTGTTACGAAGGTAACTTCTTAG